TCCGTCCGTACGTTCTCAATTAATACCCAACCCGCCGACCAAGATACCAGAAAATTACCTTTTAGCATCCGCTGAACAACGTACGGAGCTGCTTTCTGGCATTTTGTACGCAAAATCTCGCCAATACAACAAAAAAGACGATAAGTTTCGCATCTCTTCCTTTCATTATGGTACAATATTACAGATACAAAGTTTAGTCGAATCACTTGGTCACAGATCTACGGTCATTTACGACGAAACTTACCAGTATTACACCATTTATTTTAAATCACGGGTAAAATTGATACAAGAACAGAACTCTCCGCCTATTCGTGTGCACCAAGCGCGTCGGTACATCACTAGAGTCGACCAAATACAAGACCAGTTGTGTGTTCACATTGAAACTACTGGGTCAGACAACACCATTCTTGTGGGAGAAGGGTTTATTGCCACATGCTAACACCTAAACAAGAGTTAATTCTTAAAAAATTTGCAGAGTCGCACAAACACTGGCCTAAAGCGCAGCTCGAAGCTGCTATATGGCAAGTTAAGTGGTCTCTTCAAGCCCTACCGCACCAACAGGAGCCAGAAGATGGCGAATATGATACGTTTCTCATGCTTGCCGGTCGTGGATCTGGCAAAACTCACACGGCTAGCCATTGGATTGGCATTCGTGCTTGGCGTTTCGACAACACACGCTGGCTCGTTACCGCTCCTACATCTAACGATATCCGTGCCACTTGCTTTGAAGGAGACTCCGGTCTTCTTAATATCATCCCCAAGAGTCTTATCAGAGATTACAACAAGTCCCTCTTTGAAATTACCCTCACAAACGGATCCCTCATCCAAGGCATTCCAGCCTCTGAACCAGAACGTTACCGTGGTAAACAATATCACGGAGCCTGGTTCGACGAGCTGTGTGCATTTGATTACATCGATGATGCGTACGACGGCGTTCAGTTTACACTGCGTCTTAGAGACCCTAGAATCCCAAGAGTCCAGCAAATCATCACAACAACCCCAAAACCAAAAGAACTGATTGTAGATCTTAACGAGGGTAAGGTTGGTGGTGACGTGTACGTGGCAAATGCCTCGTCTTATGACAACAGGGCTAACCTTTCAGAAACATTTTTTAAACAGCTAGAAACATACGACGGCACAGACATCGGTAGACAAGAGATCTACGGTGAAATCCTGGATCCAGAAGCAGCCGGTATTATTAAACGTAAACATTTTAAACTGTGGGAGTCTAATAGACCAACACCAGACTTAGAATATGTAATTGCCTCATACGACCCGGCTACCAGTGAAAAAACAGTCAACGACCCAACTGCATGCACTATTTGGGGTGTGTTTGAACAAACAGACATTGGCACCAGTATTATTTTGCTTGACGCATGGGATGCTCACTTGTCTTATCCCGAACTGCGTCGTAAAGTCATCGATGACTTTAAGGAAGTTGTGTACGGTGCGGATAATGATTTTGGTAAAGGACGTAAAGCAGACCTGATCTTAATGGAAGATAAGTCTGCTGGTATTTCCCTCATACAAGAACTCCAGGGCGCCGGAGTTCCTGTGCGTGGATACAACCCAGGACGTGCTGATAAGGTACAACGTGTGAACATTGTGGCACCGCTCGTGGCAAAAGGTAAAGTTTACATACCAGAAGACCCTAAACAAAAGAATGATGTAGCAGACTGGGCTAAAAGGTTTATTCGCCAAGTTTGTTCGTTTCCAGAAGCCGGCGGGCATGATGACTATGTGGACTCTCTGTCACAAGCGCTCCGTGTCCTAAGAGATTCTGGATGGATCCAGTTAGATCCATTGCCAGCCAGAGATTATGACTACTCAGATGATGCTTATAGCAAGAAGTTTGTTAACCCGTATGCACAATAGGGCGGAATGCCTTATTTCTTTGCATTAGTAGTATTATGGACTTATTAAAAACCCCAAAACAGCTATTACTAGAAGACGCAGGAGTTCACCCCGCTAGTGAAGGCTTGATAATGACGCCTCAACAAAAGCTAATGCAAGAAACGGGCATAATTCCCCGTTTTGCTAAAGGTAAACAAGTTTTGTCCCCAGAAGACATGAAAGCAGAAATATTTGTTAGTAAAACTGCCAAACCTAAACCTGCAAACAACGATCCATATTCTAATCCAGCTTTAATAAAAGCCTGGAACAACCTTTTTAAATAAAACATGGCAAATCCACAAATTCCGATGCAAATTGGCGGTAACCTGCCCGGTTTAGAAACCGAAGAGAACATCCAAGAAGCGCAAGCTCAAGATGTGGAGATGGACTATTACGAAGAAAAACTAGGATTAGATCCCGGAGAAGTTGAAGAAGAGATTATTGAATTAGAAGATGGCTCTGTTGTAGTTAACATGACGCCAAAAGAAGGCCCACGTAAAAACCCTGAGTTTTATGAAAACTTAGCAGAAGTATTTGATGAAGATGTTCTTCTTACGTTAGCTAACGATTATCTTGACTATATTGATGTAGATAAAGAAGCACGTAAACAACGTGACAAGCAATACGAAGAAGGATTACGCCGTACCGGTTTGGGTAAGGACGCGCCCGGAGGCGCAACCTTTGATGGAGCCTCCAAAGTCGTTCACCCAGTTATGGCAGAGGCTTGCGTTGATTTTGCAGCCAGCGCCTCAAAAGAATTGTTGCCACCAGACGGGTTAGTTAAATCTAACGTCAAAGGCAACTCAGACAGATTAAAAGAAGAAACTGCAGATCGTAAAGTTTCTTTTATGAATTGGCAGCTGACAGAACAAATTGCTGAATATCGTGATGAGATGGAGCAGTTGCTCACTCAACTACCATTGGGTGGCTCACAATTCCTCAAATGGCGTTTTGACGAAGAACAAAAACGCCCGTTGTGTGAGTGGGTTCCAATTGATAACATTATTCTTCCGTACTCAACTACAAACTTTTACACATCTCCGCGTGTAACTGAAGTACAAGACATTACAGAAGACATTTTCTTGCAACGTATTGAGCAAGGTATTTATCGTGATATTAACTCAACGTATTCATCAGATGCGCCGCTAACAGACCAAACACAATCTGAAAAAGCAAACAACAAAATTGAAGGTAAAGACGAGCCATCTAAAAATATAGATGGTTTGCGCCGTATTTATGAGATTACCTGCTTTATGCGTTTGGATGACGATGCCGAAACAGGTGGTCGTCGTGCTCCGTATATTATGATGATTGATGAGACCACAGGTGATGTTATTGGTCTTTATCGCAACTGGGAAGCTAACGATGAGAAGCTTGAAAAACTTGACTGGTACGTCGAATTTAAATTTATTCCTTGGCGCGGCGCTTATGCCATTGGCCTCCCTCATCTTATTGGCGGGCTATCTGCTGCTCTTACCGGTGCTCTTCGTGCTCTATTGGACGCTGCGCATATCAATAACAGCCAAACACTTCTTAAGCTTAAAGGTGGACGAATTGGTGGACAATCGGACAGAATTGAACCGACGCAAGTAGTAGAAATTGAAGGTGCGCCCGGAGTAGATGACGTACGTAAGATTGCAATGGCTATGCCTTTCAATCCACCGTCAAGCGTATTGATGGAATTGATGGGTTGGTTGACATCTGCTGCAAAAGGCGTTGTAACTACTTCTGAAGAAAAGATTGGCGAAGCAAACAACAACATGCCAGTTGGCACAGCCCAAGCTCTTATTGAGCAAGGTGCTAAAGTATTCTCTGCCATCCATGCACGTTTGCATCGTTCACAAGCTAAGTCACTGGCAATTATTTCCCGTCTAAATCATTGGTATTTAGAGGACATGGACAACCAGTCAGGTACAGCAATTGAAGTTCGTGATTTTGCTTACAACAATGATGTACGTCCAGTATCAGATCCTAACATTTTTTCTGAGACACAACGCGTTGCTCAGAACCAAGCCCTTTTACAAATGGCTACTGCTGCAAATCAATCAAGCCCAGGCATGTTTGATATCCGTGGTGTATACCGCCGCGTTATGCAACAATTAAAGATTCCTAACATTGATGAGATTCTACCAAACCCATTGGGTGCTAAAGAATCTAACCCTGCGCTCGAAAACGTGGCAATGACAATGGGTCGTCCGGCTGCAGCATACCCGGACCAGGATCACATTTCCCACATTAAGATTCACCTTGAGTACGCACAGAACCCAGCATACGGCGGTAACCCAGTTATTGGCCCCGTCTTTGCCCCTAATGCTTTAGAACATATTAAACAACACTTAACATTACACTACCTCCAGTCTATGCGCGGTTACGTAGCAGAAGCATCTGGCGGTCGTGATGTTCTTGAATTACACCAAGAGAAACCTCTTGATCTTGAAGCGCAACAAGCTTTAGCTCTTGCTTCACAAATGGTTAACCAAGACTCACAACAAACAATGGAACCGTTTATTCAACAGATCCAAGGTTTGGCACAAAAAGTACAACAAGGTAAACAAGCTCAACAACAAGCTGCTGCTGAAGCTGACCCAACTGCTCAAGTTATTCTTAAGACGCAAATGGCTGAGACACAACGCAAACAGCAAGAAGCACAAGCTCGTATGCAACTTGATGCACAAAAACAACAGCAAGACTACGATCTTAAGATTGCAGAGTTGGAGCGTTTGGTATTGGATCTCAAGTCTAGATACGAAACTCAAGCTCAGATTGATTCTAACAAAACAGCTACTCAAATTGCTATTGCAGACATCAACAACGCATCTAAAGAACGCGTGGCTGCTATTAATGCTCAAATGAAACTTACTTCAGATCAGCAAGCAATGGTGCACGAGCAAAACATGACGGCCATGGAAGCATCTAGACAAGCACAGGCGGACATTCGCCAACACGGAATTACAGTAGAACAACGTGCTATGCAAAGCCAAGCAGACTATGCAAAAGCTCAATTAGATGCGGCTCAACAGTCTGCCCAAGCAGAACAAGAGCACCAACAACAAATGATGCAAGCAGAGCAACAAGCCCAACAACAAATGCAACAAACTGGCATGGAACAAATGGGCGCTATGGCACCGGCAGCACCACAACCCGCAGCACCCGCAGCACCCGCAGCACCCGCAGCACCACAACAACCAATGACACCCCCAACAGGAGCAATATAATGGCCGATAATAATTTACAAGGCTTTCGTCAAACATATCAAGAAACTGGCAAACTATCTTCAGGTGGTGGCCCAGAAGACAAAAAACTAGATGCAGGTCCATCAGGATCTAAGCGCTCTAACAACGCTGTAAAAGGTAAACCAGCTCGTTCAAGCAAAGTTGGACCTGATAAAAACCTTAAAGACATCGGTGGCGGTAATTTTTATTGATTTAAGGGCGGAAACCTTCATAACCTTGCATTAGTAAGATTATGAAAGACTTTATTAGTGAAATTATCTCTCGTACGAGAGATGAACAATTAAAATTGGCGGAAACCCTCACCGCTGGAAGTAATGTCAATTCTTTTGAAGATTACCAACGATTAGTTGGTAGGTTTGAAGGATTTGCAGCAGTGCAAGACATTATAAACGAAATTTTGAGGGAAGACGAAGAAGACGACCTGTAGAGGTTAAAGGAGCACTGAACAGTGTTTGATATAAAAGGAAATGAAGAGCCGGATACACGATCAGAGGAAGAATGTTTTCCTGTAATCGACACCGGTATTGATGTAGCTGGAGACAGAGTGCTTGTGCAGTTGAGGCGCGAAAAATCAACCAGTAAAGGTGGAATCATCTTAGTAGATGAAACCAGACAAACGTTACGATTTAATGAAACAGTGGCTAAAGTGGTGCAAGTTGGCCCATTAGCATACCGTAATCTAGACGCAGATTTAACCCCATGGCCAGAAGGCCCTTGGTGTAAAGAAGGCGATCTAGTACGTACTATTAAGTACGGCGGCGACCGTTTTGTTGTGCAACCAAATGATGAAGGTTCTCCTGTAGTATTCATCACATTGCAAGCTCGTGAAATCATTTCTCGCATTAAGTCGTTTGAATATGCGCAGAAAATGAAAGCGTTTATAGATTAACTTTGTAGAAAGTACATATGGCAGAAAATGAAAAAGACGTTCCAATTAAGGAACGTGAAGATGGCACAGTTGTAGCCAAAGTCGAACACGAAGAACACTTTGAAGACGACGAAAAAGAAGTTAAAAAAGCTTCTGATGAATCTGATGAAGACGAAGAGCAACAAGACGAAGAGTCTGGCTCCGATGAAGTTGATTCAGATGACGATACAGACGACGAACGCGAAAAGATTCGCGAAGCGCGCAGAGAAGAGCGTAGATTAAAGAAAGAACTATCTAAGCAACGCGAAGCGTCAGCCCGTCACAAAATTAGTGCATTAGAAAAAAGAAACGAAGATTTAGCAAGACGTTTAGCTGCTGTAGAAAACACAGCATCATCTTTTAAATTTGCGCAGATTGACAAGAGTTTGGAAGATGAAGCCACTCGTGTTGAATACGCCAAAATGAAAATGTTGCAAGCAGCGCAATCTAATGACGTAGAAGCACAAATGGAATACTTGGAGCAGTTGACAGAAGCTAAAGAGCGTCTAAAGCAAGCCCAGTACCATAAAAAACAACAGCTTGAGCAAGCTAAGGCACCAAAACAAAACGTACCTAACCCAATTAGCACAGAAGTTCAACAGAACGCTACTAAGTGGTTAAAACGTAACGGTTGGTATGATCCAGAAGCTCGAGATACAGATAGTAGAATTGCCAAAGTAGTTGACCAAGAACTTGCCGCAGATGGTTGGGATCCTAGTGATTCTGAATACTGGGAAGAGTTAGATAATCGTTTACAATCCCGTTTGCCACACCGCTATACAGCAAAAGGCAACAGCAACAACAGCAGACGCGCAGCAGGCCCAACAGCCTCAAGCCGTGTTGCAGAATCCAGTGCTAAACCTGGCACAATCACACTAAGCCGTGATCGTGTGCAGGCAATTAAAGATGCTGGTGCTTGGGATAACGTAGAAAAACGAAACAAAATGATCCGCGCATATGCGTCGTATGATCGTAACAATAAAGGTTAATGAAAATGGCAAATACAAGAATTAAAAGAGAATCACGTGACTTAGATGATCGCTTAGCCGATCGAGTCCAAGAAGTAATCGAGCGTTCAACACACGCCGATGAAGACAGTATTGCACGTCGTGAACGCCTGGATGCGTTTAGAGACAAGTGGGCAAATAGTGCGTTGCCCGAGCTTCCTGGTGGAATTATCCCTGGGATGCACTTGTGTTGGTTATCAACAACCAATACTTACGACAGTATCGACAAACGTATGGCATTGGGTTATGAGCCAGTTAAAGCCTCCGAATTAGGAAAAGGCTTTGAAGGACTAGGCAAAATGAGCTCGGGCAAGTTTGAAGGCTGTGTTAGTTGTAACGAAATGGTACTCTTCAAATTACCTGAGGATATCTATCAAGAAGTAATGCGTATGCTCCATTTGGAGGATCCGCTTGAACACCAACGCAATATTACAGCGCAGGTTCGCGACACAGCGCAAGGTAATAAAGGTGGTCGTTCAGTTCTTGAGGGTGGTCTTCTTGAAATGGAAAAAGATACCGCAAGAGCGAATAATAAAAATGTTCGTTTTCAATAACATTCTTCAAAAATAAAACAAAGGAAATAAACTAAATGTCAACAACATTTCGTCCCTTTGGCATGAAGCCTGCGTATCACCCAAGCGGCCTAGACCGTTCTGTACCATTTGCTGGTACGAACAGTTTTGTCACTGGTGTATCGTACAATGCTCCTTACTCTTTGAGCGCTGGTCAGACTTTCTACCAGTATCAACCAGTAGGCATTACAGCTTCAGGTCAATTAACAATTGCAGCTACCGCTGCCGCAACAAGCCCAGTATACGGTGTATTTGACGGTGTAGAATATACAACTGCAGAAGGTCGTCGTACAGTAGGCAAAAGCGCTTCTAAAGCAACTCTTGACGCAGCTTCTTCTATCGTTTTTTGGATCTTCCAAGACCCATCACTTGTATACGAAGCTCAAGCTAACGGCTCAGTAACTTCTGCAGCTATTGGTTCACAGTACAACTTCTCCGGCGCAACCGGTTTTACAACTGCTGATGGTTATACTATCGGTGTTGGTGGTGCAGGTTTTTCAACAACAGCATTAGCTTCTGCTGCTGTTGGCACCGGTGTTCAAGGTCAAGTACGCGTAGTAGGTTTAGGCCGTGAAGTAGCATATCCATCTGGCGAAACAAATGCCTGGGGTGATACTTACACGATTGTACAAGTCCAGATCGCCAATAACACTTTTGCGGCTCCTAAGGTCTCGGTTTAATTTAACGAAAGAAAGGTAATAAGCAATGGCAACTCCAATGCGTAGTACGGACTTTCGTGCGGTAGTCGAACCGATTATCAACGAAGTCTTTGACGGTGTTTACGAACAACGTGCCGACGAGTGGAAAGGATTTGTTGAACAGATCCAGGGTATTCCACGTAACTACCACGAAGAAGTAATGCTCTTCGGTATGAACGCAGCTCCTGCGATGCCTGACGGCACTCCAGTTAGCTACGATCAAGGTGGTACTTTGTACATCACACGTTTCATCTATCAAATCTATGGCTTAGCATATGCTTTGACTAAAGTTTTGATGGAAGACGGCGATCACATCCGTATCGGCTCAACCTTCGCCAAGCACTTGGCTCAATCTATGATTGAAACCAAGGAAACTCTATGTGCTAACTTGTTGAACTTTGCGTTCACAGCTGGTTATGTAGGCGGCGACGGCGTAACTTTGATTAACACAGCACACCCAATCGCAAACGGTCAGACTTACTCTAACCAATTGTCTACAGCTGCTTCTTTGAGCCAAACTTCTGTTGAACAGATGTTGATTCAAATCCGTGGCGCTATCGACAACAACGGTAAGCGTATTCGTCTAAAAGCTGAGCAGTTAGTTGTTCCTCCAGCACTTGAGTTCCAGGCAGAAGTAATTCTGAAGTCTGTTCTCCGTTCTGGTACAGCTGACAACGATTTGAACCCAATCAAGTCAACAGGTATGTTGCCAAAAGGCACACACGTTGTTACTCGTTTGAGCTCATCTAAAGCTTGGTGGGTACAGACTGATGCAGAAAACGGCTTGATGCTCGTTATGCGTCGTCCAATGGAGAAATCCATGGAAGGCGATTTCGAGACAGACAGCATGCGTTATAAGGCTACTGAGCGTTATGCTACAGGTTGGCACGATGCGCGTAACGTTTACGGTACAGCTGGTTTGTAATCCAAACCTTCGTAGTAAACAAAAAAGCCACCCACAAGGTGGCTTTTTTGCATTTTGGGGCGCTTTTAGTAATTTATTTGCATTAGTAGTTATAGGAAGATAATCCCTTTCTGACCGCCGACACTTCCCGGTGAGACGACTTAGAGACAGCTAGGGATACCCACTAAGATAAGGAAACACCCAAATGTCAAGCACATTTACCGTACCAATGCGTTTAAATACGCGTCAAACTACCAGCAACGACGGCACAATTTCAGCCGACACAACTGGTGCATCACAAATTTCACGCCAAGTATCTATTGTAGCCGGCGCAGCCGCAACTACAGTTATTCCAGCTGGTTCAATTATTCACTCAATCGACGGCTATTTAAACGTAGTTGGAGCAGCCTCACGTGCAGTTAGCTTGACAGTTAACGGCGTAACAACAGCTGTTGGCACACTAACAACTACAGCCCTTGGTAAAGTTTCTGTTGCCTTCACAGCATCCGCTGCTGTAGCTAACTTGTTAGCTAACGTTGGCGCATACGACTGCACAATTACTTTGGCTTCTGAGGCTGCTTCTGCTGGCGTATTGTCAATCCAGTACACAGGTCGCAACGCTGACGGCACAATCATTGCCTACGGTTCTGGTTATACAAATAGCTAATTAAGACGGCGGGCTAGTCCCGCCTCTTTTAACCTTTTAGGAAAAACCATGGCAGATCCCGTATTTTATAAAGCACCCCCACATTCCGTAACCGTTCAAGGCTCTTACGAACCATTTGAGCTTCAAGTTGCTCGTAATCAAATTATGGGCCACAAAACACTGTTTAAGTTTGGTATTAACGGCGATGTTGGCACCTCTGTTGAGACAGTTTGGGCGCAAGGTGGTATATATGTATATCCCTCCGCTGCTACCGTAATGAAAATTTCTAGTTCAAGCGCAGACGATACTTCCGCTGGAACTGGTGCAAGGACAATTGCTATTTTTGGACTTGACGCTAACTACAATGAAATTAGCGAGTCAGTAATTCTTGACGGCCAAACCGCAGTCAACACCGGTAATAGCTACTTGCGTATTTCTCGCATGTATGTTACTACCGCTGGCTCGGGAGCAACTGCCGTAGGCACTATCTACGCCGGAACAGGTACTGTCACCTCTGGTGTGCCTGCAACTGTATACGGCATGATCGCAATTAACGCAAACCAAACGCAAATGGCGTTCTGGACGGTACCAGCCGGCTACACCCTGTATTTAATGGGTACCTTCTACTCATCTGGAAACGCAACCGCAAACGCATGGACAAACTTTCAGTTAATTCAACGCCCACTTGGTGGTGTGTTTAGACAGCAAAGTTCTACGCGCACCCCTGGTAGCGGAGACTTTGTGATTGACCTGCACACGCCTCTTGCCTTTGCTGAAAAGACAGACATCGAAGTTAGGGCAATTGCCTCGGCCGGAACCTCAAACGTATCTGCCGAGTTTGAAGGCATTTACATTAAGAACGATAGTCAGACTCCGTAACTATGCCAGTGTACCTTGATACTCGAGGTAATTCAGTTTTGTCTGTGGCGGTCTGTGATCGCTGCAGCAGGAAGTTTGCGTACGTAGATTTAATGCCAGACCCAAACTTTCCGGGTATGCGGGTGTGTAAGGCCGACCTAGATCAGTTTGATCCATGGCGTCTTCCTGCCATTCAGACAGAAAACATCACATTAAGATTCCCACGCCCAGACGTATCTGTGGCAACTGGTCCAATTGGCGGCGGCGAGTTACAAACACAAGGTGCACCAAACCAGGGGGGTAATTCAGTATTTATTACCCAACCACAACAACAAGCCACCACCGCGGGTGAACCTGGCAACATAAACATATAAAAACATGGCCAATCAAAGCATATCACAACTAGGTACCGCAACCGCGCTAACCGGCAATGAGCTAACTGTTGTTGTACAAAATGGAATAACCAAGCAAACTCAGTTACAAGATATTTCTAATCTTGGTGGCCCCACTGGCCCCACCGGACCACAGGGTGGAATTGGCCCAACAGGACCTACAGGACCTACAGGACCAACTGGCGCAACTGGAGCTGCTTCTACAGTTATTGGACCAACAGGACCAACCGGCCCAACAGGAGATACGGGACCAACTGGTGCAACTGGAGCTGCTTCTACAGTAGTTGGACCAACAGGACCAACTGGCCCAACAGGAGATACGGGACCCACTGGCCCAACAGGAGATATTGGACCAACTGGAGACATTGGACCAACTGGCCCAACAGGAGATACGGGACCCACTGGCCCAACAGGAGACATTGGGCCGACTGGCCCAACTGGAGATATTGGACCAACTGGCCCAGTTGCACCAACTCCACCGATAGCGCTAAACCAAATAGTAATTGATGCTAACACAACAATACCGTCTAATTACAACGGCACATCGCTTGGTCCAGTTACAGTAGACACCGGTGTAACGGTAACAATTGCAACTGGCAGCAGCTGGCTAATTAATATATAGGAGAAACACATGGCAATAATTATTAACGGAAGCAACACGCCAACACTCGGCGGTGTTGCAATAGGCAACGGAACCGAATTAGATTTCACCGCAGCTGGATGCGCTGGTCAGGTTTTAGCATCAAACGGGCCCTGTGCTGCGCCTACTTTCCAATCTCTCGGGGCAGCCCCAGCAACCCCCTGCGTAGCGGGTGTTGTTTTTGGTACAACATCAGGATGCGGCTGCGGTAAGGTAGCACTAGGATATAATGCGGCGCTTACTGGTCAAGGTTGTTACTCTGTGGCTATTGGTGGTGCAGCAGGCAGTTGTGGTCAATCTCAAAGTTCCGTGGCTATTGGGTTTGGTGCAGGAAACATTGGTCAAGGTTGTCAATCGGTAGCTATTGGAAGGGGTGCAGGGCAAACTTGCCAATCTTTTTCCTCAGTAGCCGTTGGTTTTCAAGCAGGACAAATTTGTCAAAACGCTAACAGCGTAGCCGTGGGCAGATGTGCAGGCTACAATTTACAAAGTTCCAGTGCCGTAGCAATTGGTGATTCTGCAGCAAATGGTGGTCAAATGACCGGCGCCGTTGCAATCGGCCAATCAGCTGGTTTTAGTAACCAAGGCCAGTATGCAGTTGCCTTAGGTGCTTACGCCGGTAACAGTTGCCAACCCGCAAACTCAATATCCATTAACGCCACTGGTTCAATTCTAACCCCAACAGCCGCAAATGGTTTCTTTGTAGCCCCAATTCGCTGCGCCGTGGCATCATGCGTAACCACAGCCGTCGGCCTAGGATACTGCACAAGTACCAAAGAGATTTTGTACGGAGCTGGAGGTACACCAGCAGCAACACCAACAACACTAGGCACCGTGTTCGGGTCTACAACAGTTTGTTTGGCCAATGCTAATTTAGGATCGAACGCTGGGGAGGTAGCCCAAGGTTGCCGCGGCGTTGCTATTGGAAACGCCGCCGGGTATTGTACACAAGGCGCTGACGCTGTAGCTGTGGGTGCTTTTGCTGGTAATGGTTCACAAGGTGTCAAAGCCGTTGCAATCGGCGCTAACTCCGGCAATACCAATCAAGGCATCAACGCCGTTGCAATCGGTCCCTTCGCCGGAGCCGTTTGCCAAGGCGCCAACGCTATTGCAATTGGGTGCAGCGCAGGAGGCTGTTCCCAAGCCGCAAACTCCATTATTATTAACGCGGTATCATGCGCCCCCTTAAGCTCAACGACAAGCGGATTTTTTGTAAAACCTGTAAGGGTTTGTTGTACAGCGTGTACTCAGTCCCCAGTATTTTATAACCCCACCACTGGCGAATTTGTAATTTAAAAGGAAAAACAAAATGACAACAACATACACATGGTCTATCCCAAAAAACGGTCTAAGAGTAAATACCGTTGACGGTCAAGAAAACACTGTAACACACGTAAACTTTACAGTAACCGCAACTGACGGCACAAACACTGCCAGCCTACAAAATTCAGTTGATGTACCTTTAGACGCTAACGCACAATTTGTACCGTTTGCCAGCTTAACAGAAGCTAAGGTAATTGAATGGGTAAAAGCCAAAATAGGCAATAAAGTAGCGGCATTTGAAAAAATGTTAGACAAACAATTAGAACGCAAAGTTAACCCACCTGCACGAGCAGCTGTGGTAGAATTACCTTGGGCATAACAACTACTTAAGAATGAGATAAACATGGAAGAAACAAAAAAGGACGTATTGGAGCCTTTTGCTAGTTTTCAAAGCACCATTTATACAATAATTAAAACAGAATTTTTGGATGCGGTAAAAGAAGCCTCGATTGAGGCTTTGGAAGAAAGCAGAAAGTTCAAAGAAGACAACGAAATCTATCCCTCCACAATGTCAACAACATTGATTGGGAAAGAAAAAACTAAAGAGTTTGAGACGTTTATTGCTCAATCAGCTTGGCAAATCCTTGATAACCAGGGGTATGACATGCAGAAGTTTAATACTTTTGTAACAGAACTATGGAGCCAAGAGCATCGTAAGTTCTCAGGCATGGAGCAACATGTACACCCGTACGGCGTACAGCTCTCTGGATTTTACTTTTTAGAGACACCCGAAAACGGTTGCATGGCGCAGTTGCATGATCCACGGGCGGGCAAGGTTATTGCTAGCCTACCCGAAAAAGATTTAACTAAAGTCACCGAGGCAAGTAACGCAATTTTTATTAAGCCGCAACCTGGCATGTTTATTTTTACAAACTCATGGTTGCCACATTCGTTTACACGAAATGGTTCCGACGAACCAGTAAAGTTTATACACTTTAACGTGTCTGTAATGCCAGCAGCTCCGGTTGCAAATCAAGGCCCGGTTGTTGTATGAACAAGTATTTAATTCGATTTAATAAATCAAGAGGCTTGCCAGGTCGTGGTTCTAAGGACCACGTTTGGCGAGTATTTGAAAACGGAAAAGAATACTTGTTTAAGCACTTTGTTTTAAACGTTCCGTCAACAAGCGAAAAAGAAGCTAACAGTGAAGACTGGAATATTAGCTGCTACGGCGTAATGACGATTGATAAAGAAACGTCAACAGCCACGATTAACTGGAGCAGTAAAAATGAAAATTGCGGTATATGCAATTAGTAAGAATGAAGAGCAGTTTGTAAAAAGATTTTGTGAATCAGCTAAGGACGCAGACCTTATTTTAATAGCCGACACCGGCTCAACTGATAACACAGTACAACTAGCCGAAGAATGTGGTGCAGACGTTAAATCAATTTGCATTACACCTTGGCGATTTGATAAGGCAAGAGACGCAGCATTAGCGCTGATTCCTGCAGATATCGACGTATGTATTTCCTTAGACCTGGACGAAGTAATGGGGCCGGGTTGGCGAAAAGAGATTGAACGATTATGGAAAGCCGATACAACAAGGCTTCGATACAAGTTTGATTGGAGTCAAGGAATTGTTTTTTATTCTGAGAAAATACATAGTCGTAAGGGATACTTTTGGCACCACCCGTGCCATGAATATATCAAGGCAGACGGCAGAACCAAAGAAGTGTATGCCTACACTGACATGTTGTTGGTAACACATCACCCGGATGAAACAAAGTCAAGAGGCCAGTATTTAGATCTTTTGGAAATGTCAGTTAAGGAAGACCCAAGCTGCCCAAGGAACGCGTTTTACTATGCCCGCGAATTGACGTTCTACCAAAAATGGGACGAAGCAATTGTGGCATTAAATAAATATTTAAAGATGCCTAATGCCACATATATTGCAGACAGGGCGTACGCAATGAGGTTGTTAGGCAAAAGTTATAAAGCTCAAGGTAACGAAAAAGCTTCTATGCAATGGTATAGATTGGCTTGTGCGGAACAACCAGAAGCAAGAGAGAATTGGATTGAATTAGCTCAAGTGTGCTATGAAAAATCAATTTGGGCCGAGTGTTTTGGTGCAGCAAGCAACGCCCTAAACATCACTCATAAAGAATTAGTATACACAATGGATCCAGCCGCTTGGGGTTCAAAACCACATGACCTATTAGCAATTGCTGCTTACAGGTTGGGAATAAAAGAACAAGCAATTAAGCACGGTGAATTAGCTTTATCTTTTGAGCCATCAAACAAACGATTAATAACAAACTTGGTATTTTATAAGGAATAAAAATGGCAGCGTCAGGTTTTACACCAATCAGCCTATACCGCAGCAGTACCGCCGCAGCAGTACCGCTTAGCGCCAATTTAACTAACGGTGAGTTGGCAATCAACATTACAGACGGTAAGTTATATTATAAGGATAACTTAGGTGTTGTGACGCTGTTAGCGGATAAAGGCGCTACTTCAGGTAGCTTTACCAATCTTACCGTATCCGGCACTTTTGCCGCAAACGGCGGAACAACTTTAGGTAATAATATTGGCGACGCTTTTACAATTAACAGCGGCGCAGTGTCTGTCCCCAATGGTCTAAGTTTTGACAGTGGCACTTTGGTCATTGACGCTGCTAACAACCGTGTAGGTGTTGGTTTGTCCTCCCCAACAGTTGCGTTGGATGTGTTAGGAGCTATTAAGACTACTTCTGACACAACTTTTAATAGTGTTACCGTTGGTAGAGGTTCAGGCAATTTAACTTCTAACACAACCGTTGGATTTAACGCATTTACAGCTAATACAAGTGGTGTTAACAATACCGCCATTGGCAACCAAGCAGGTCAGTTTAACACCACAGGAAGTGGTAATACCGCGGTGGGTAATTCAGCGTTGCGATCTAACAATGCAGGTACTAATAATTCGGCTTTCGGATACTCAGCGCTAGATTTAAATACCTCCGGCGCAAGCAATTCAGCCTTTGGTTATGAGGCACTTAGACCAAATTCCACAGGAAGTTTTAATACCGCAGTAGGTTTTCAATCCCTTAACAGCAACACCACAGCAACTCAAAACACCTCTGTTGGATACCGCGCACTTGCGTCTACCACTACTGTAGGAAGTTTAACTGCAGTAGGGTACCAAGCACTACAATTTAATAGCTCAGGAACTAACAACGTAGCTGTCGGAACATCAGCACTTTCTACTAATGGTACAGGAAGTAATAACACCGGAGTTGGGATTCAAGCATTATTTAATAACACTACCGGTGGTGGCAATACAGCTATAGGTGCATCGGTTCTTCAACAAAACTCTACAGGCCAATATAATACTGCAGTCGGTACCCAAGCGCTTCAAGTTAATACAACTGCAAGTTTTAACACAGCGTTTGGGTACCAAACTTTAGTAGCTAACACCACCGGTTCGCACAACGTGGCTCTAGGGTATCAATCTTTGCAAGACACCACCACTGGTTTTAATAACATAGCCGCGGGGTCATTTTCTCTATCAAATAACACTACAGGCAATGCTAACTCCGCTATTGGATATAACACACTTGGAGCTAACACCACAGGCGCTAATAACAGTGCTTTTGGGTTCAGTGCACTTTCAAACAATATAAGCGGAGAATACAACAACGCTTTTGGACAAAGTGCGCTTAGCAGTGTCACCACCGGAATTGCTAACACAGCAATATCCCCAATAACCAACACAGGGGCCTACTCTCCCGTGTTTGATCCAACAACCCAAAATAATCGTTTCTGTATGGGTTCTACCGCGGTTACAAACGCATACATCCAAGTTGCTTGGACTGTGGTGTCTGACGCCCGTGACAAGACCGACTTTGCAGCAGTTCCTCACGGCTTAGATTTTGTAAACAAGATTAACCCAATTGCTTACCGTTACAAAGCAACTCGCGACGCTGCAGAAGGTCATGGTCCGGTTCGTTACGGCTTCAAGGCTCAAGAAGTATTAGAGCTTGAAGGTGACAACTCAGTTATCGTGGACGCAGAAGATAGCGAGAAATTACGATTTAACGACCAAGCTTTACTAGCAGTGTTGGTAAACGCAGTCAAAGAACTAACCGCAGAAGTTAACAACCTAAAAGCTAAATTACCAAAATGAGCGAACAGTTTACACCGGACCCATATAAGTACGGAAAATTAGTCGCTCAAGTAGAGGCGATGGAAAAGAAAATTGATAAGCTAGAAGTCGGTATGGAAGAGCTGCTTGCCCTAGCAAACCAATCTCGAGGCGGTTTTTGGGCCGGTATGGTCATCGTATCTGCAGTCTCTTCAGTAATTGGTTTTGTTGCGCATTACTTTGGAACCAAATGAGATTAATACTTTATTTTATATTGGGCCTTTTTTTAGGCGGTTTAGCCGCTAAAGCAATGGCTCAAGAAACAAATATTAATTACAAAGGTCAGCCACCAGCAGCTGCTATGGCCCCCAGCATTTCATCATTCAGTCAAGATAACTGCCTAGTAGCTATTTCAGGCGCAGTAAGCTCTACAGTTATTGGTTTTGCAGCGGGTAGCTATATGATGGATGAGGACTGTTCAAGACGTAAGTGGGCTACGTTTCTTTCTAACAATGGACTTAAAGTAGCTGCTGTAGCAATTGCTTGTTCGGCTCGTTCTGAAAACTGGGACGCCATGATGATGTCAGGCACACCTTGCCCTATAGATGGTCTCGTTGGAGATGCTGCCCGTAACGAGTGGATTAAACGACACCCTGAAAAGTTTAAAAAATTATATGGTTCGGTCCCTCCTCTTGTTGACCTTGCTGCTGTTAAGCCTGACGAAAGCAAATAATGTTCAAGCGGCTTGTTATGCTGGTACGTGGTCTAATGGCAAGCCTGTTTACGGGTCGCTCTTCGTTGACGGAAGCACAACCATTGCGCAGTGCCAAGCCGTTGCGTGTCAAGCGTACCCAAGCATCTCCCCAAGCTGTCCTCAACCCGCGCCAGCCTGCCAAGTTGAAAACCAAACCCAAAGCCTCAGTTGCCCAGCCAACCACACGGGTGGCATCACACAAAGCAGAACCAAAACCTGCCCAGACAACACGTGGCAACCTTGGACAACCACCCAAAACACTTGCACCCCAAACCCAGTCACCTGCACCTACCAAGCACAAATTGAAACAAGAAGCTGCCCCGTCAACTTCAGCGGCTCGCAAACCTGGAAAAAAGAAACCAACTGTCCGTCAGGTAGCTATGGTCAGCCAGTTCAAGCCGACTGGTTCAAAATCCAAGACAGCTGCACACCCAACCCACCAACATGTCAAATAAGCAGCCAACTACAAACTCTCAGCTGCCAGACAGGCTTTACGGGGAGCATTACCCAGACTCGTTCCTCGACGTGTCCAAACCCGTACGGGAGCCCAACGTGGCAACCTTGGGTGACTACATCAGACACTTGCAAGAAGTCGATAAACAATCCTACAAATCCCATGAGTCCCGTAAGCCCGCTGTCTCCTGCAAATACTGCTACAACGCCGGTGGTCAGCAGTGCACCTGCGTCGATGGCAACAAACAGTGCCCCGACAGCGGACGCATCTGCAACGAACGGGACTGCCCCGGAGACAAGTGCCTCGGAGACAAAGACGGATTCTCAGACAACCTCGAGTACACCCACATCACAAGCACCCCCAAAGGGTAAAACTCAGTCTGTAGTTGGTCTTGTATTGTCGTTAGAGCTGTTTGTAAAACCTGGACTCCAACAACCAAACGTGTTTTTTGAACCACAGCTAGTGAGCGGCATACCAAATAATATACTAATGCAGGACTCAATAATGATGGACCTGCTACAACAATCTGGCTTTAACCAGCCAGCATACAACCAAGATTTAGGATTTGAACAATGAGCGATTTAAAGAAGTTAGATGCTGTAGAAGGTTTTGTATCTAAATGGGTAGCATGGGCTAAACAGAACACCATGATTGCTGGTTTTATTATGATGGGTGTGCCTGCCATTTTAGGTGCTGGCTATACAGGCATTACCAAATTCAACGAAGTAAAAGAGATGTATGAAGGCTACAGCAGCACAGCCTCATCTGCATCATCCGCAGAACGTAAGGTCAAAGTACTAGAAGAGAAGGTAGCTGATCAACGTGAAGTAATTGCCAAAATGCAAGAGCGTTTGGCAGAAGCACTAATGGCAGCCCGTGAAGCTAAGATTGTTGCAGAAAGCACACAGAAAGAACTACGTTCTGGCATGGCTGCACAAAAAGTTGAGCTAGATGTGACAAGTTCTACACTACGCTCAGAGATGAATACATTAAAACGCGCAACTACTAACCGATTAGGAAACTAATATGCTACCTATTGCAGCCCTACTAGATGTTGGCATGAAAGTGCTAGACAAGTTTATTCCAGACCCAGAAGCCAAGGCTAAGGCTCAAAAAGAACTTCTTGAAATGCAACAGCAAGGCAGACTAGCCGAACTTAATGCTGATAACATTGAGAACCAAGAACTAACCAAACGCCATGAAGCTGATATGAGTAGTGATAGCTGGCTGTCTAAAAACATCAGACCTGGAACGCTTATTTTTATTCTGATTGTATATACAGTGTTTGCAATGATGTCCGCCTATGGTTACAACGCTAACGAGTCTTATGTGACCTTGCTTGGTCAATGGGGCATGTTGATTATGAGCTTTTACTTCGGTGGTCGTACCCTAGAAAAAATCATGGATATGAAGGCTAAAAAAGATGAATCTAAGTCCTAATTTTACATTAGAAGAACTCACAGCCAGTGAGACTGCTTCTCGTCACAACATTGACAATACACCCTATCCAGAGCATTTAGACAATCTACAACGTTTGGCTACATTTTTGGAAGAGGTTAAAGCGCTTCTTGGCGGCAAACCTATTATGATTAACTCAGCCTACAGAGGCCCAGCGGTTAATGAAAAAGTTGGTGGCTCTAAATCTAGCCAGCATATGGTTGGTTGCGCTGCGGATATCCGTGTACCTGGGATGAATCCTAGGGAAGTGTGCCTAGCCATTAAAGCTAGTGACTTGGCGTTTGACCAGCTAATCCAAGAGTTTTACGAAGAAGGTAAAGCCGGCGGCTGGACACATATTTCAGTGCCAAACACACCTGGATTGGCCCCTCGCAAACAAGCTCTTATTATCGACAAAACAGGCACAAGACCATTTTCGTAATATAATTACGAAACAGGAGGTACTATGTACAAGATTATTGTATCTTGTATCTGTGCTGTCGCCGTCATTATTGGGTCTGTGACCTGCCCTCCGTTAGGGGACTGGCTAGTACAATACGAGAAAAAGTTTGAATGGGTTGCGGAATCCACAATTGAAATATTGATTAATTTTGAAGGATTTCGGACCAAAGCATACCAGGACCACAAAGGTAACTGGACAATTGGGGTAGGGCATTTAATACGCTCTCAGGACCGTCATTTGCTCCATAAGGAGCTTTCTGAGGACGAGGTAATGGGTATCCTACACCGTGACCTACAAAAGTGCTCAGAGGCCCTACAATCGGCTGTAAAGGTCATTGTCAACCGCCAACAAGCAGACGCACTACACAGCCTGTGCCATAACATTGGCCCAGACCGTATGATTCGTTCAGAGGTGGTTTATTACCTTAACCTAGGTAATCACCAAAAGGCCGCAGACGCTTTTATGAACTGGACTAACCCCGGTCTAAAGAAACGACGTGAAGCTGAAAGAGCTTTGTTTTTAGCTGGCACATAAGGGCGAAAAACCCTGTTTTTGTGCATTAGTAGATATAAGGACTGATCATCCTTTAATTATTCATAACCTATAGGAACCAAAATGGACGGCTTTAATAAACTACCTAAGATGCAATGCTTCAAAGAAGGCGGCGCTGTAAAAACTAAAATGCCTGCTTTTCTAAAGAAAGAAAGCAAATCTGAAGGCAAGAAAGACTTGTCTCAAGATAAAGCTATGGTTAAGAAAGGTGTTAAACAACACGAATCAGCCCTCCATAAAGGCGAACCTAAGACTGAATTGAAACTTAAAACTGGTGGTCGTGCTAAGAAAGCAGCCGGCACAGTTAAAAAATTTGAAAAAGCTAGCGGCGAATACGGCGCTAAAAAGACAGCCACAGACAAAAAGAACATCGCCGGTGCTAAGAAATTTGTACCAGCTTTTAAAGATGGTGGTAAAGCCTGTGCTAAAAAACCTAAAATGGCATGCGGTGGTAAAGCTAAGAAAATGCAAACTGGTGGTGCAGTAGACGTTAAAGATCCACAAGCACTTACAGATAAGATTGCATTAGAAGAAAACACAGCAGATGCAAACATTATTCCTAACGCTCTTAAAGCAGTAAAACGCGTTGGTAAGAAAGTTATTAAATCTACTAAAGATATGCTTAGTGGTCAAGGCGCTGTGTCCGATGCAGAACGTAAGACAATGGAACCAGTTGCCAAGCGTAATGGTGGCAAGATTAAGAAGTATGCTGAAGGTGGTAGCGTATTTTCTAAAGAAGAAGAAGAGTGGTTAGGCGGCGCTGATCGTACTGATCCGTACATTTTAGCCCGTATGCGTTCTGCTGTTGGTCCAAAGAAACAAGCGTATGTACCAAATGCCAATCCAGCTATGGACAATCGTGACGTAGGTCAAACTCCTGCACCTAATATGCAAGAAACTTCTGCAGACTTAGACCCGTACGGTGCTGCTAATAAACCTGCTCCAGCTCCTGCCCCAGCCCGTCGTGCTCCTGTACGCCGCCCAATGGTTAGACAAGAAACTTCTGCAGACTTAGACCCATACGGAGTTACTAGACAAGAAACTTCTGCACATTTAGACCCATATGGAGCTGCAAATCCTGCTCCAGCAAAACCAAAGGGCAATATGTTTAGTAGATTTTTTACTGCTTCTCCAAGCGATCAAGCAGCACAGTTTAGACGTAGTGCAGAACAACGTAAAAGAGTTGGCGCAAAAATTGGTGATTCACTAGGTTTAAATAAACCACCGGAAAACTAATATGCCTATAAAGTCTAAAGCACAATTAGGCGCAATGTATGCAGCAGCTGAGGGTAAATCAACCCTCGGCATTCCTAAAAAAGTTGGCAAAGAGTTTGTTAAAGCCGGTAAGTCTAAACCAAACTTGCCTAATAAAGTACAAAAGCGAGCCGCTGGCCGCGGGAGATAATCTGTGGCATATTCTGGCACATACAACCAAACTAAAGTAGACGTAGATGATTTAATCTCGTATGCTTACCGCGATGCTGGTAGAACAGCAGAAGAAATTACGCCCGAGTATATCCGAGCAGGTAAACAGGCGCTATTCTACATTTTGCAAAACTCTGTAAACAGGGGCATTAATATCTGGTTACAAGAAGTTGTTGTAATGGGTGCTCAAACAAACCAGCAAGTTTTAACTATGCCAGCCAATTGCGTTGATGTATTAGAAGCCAATTGGATTTACATTGTTAACCCAACGTTTACATCTACCCTTCCGGTAAGCAATCCTAACGTTCCCCTGTTGTTTGATCAAAACGCAAACGCAGATTTAAATCAATTTGTAACAACTACATTAGGCGCTAACTTCTTTGGCGCTGCCTACTCTCAAGCAACGAGGTTATACTATGTGGGATTTAATGCTTATGCTCCTGGCGGCAGTGCTACTTATGATTTGGATTTCCAGGTAAGTAACGACGGCATTACATGGACAACTTGGGAGTCATTTCCAGAAGTTACATTAGCTGATCGTGAGTGGCAGTACTACGGCATTAACACCACTCAAGCGTTTAACTTCTACCGTCTAAACAACCGAACCGCTGGTAGCACGTATTCTCTTCGTGCAATTCAATTTGCCCAGTCACAACAAGTAATTCCAATGGCACGACTTAATCGTACCGATTACTTTTCTCTGCCTAACAAACAATTTCCAAGTGAGCGTTCATTACAGTACTGGTTCAATCGTCAGATTGACCCAGAGATGTATCTATGGCCGGTACCAAACAATAACTTCCAAGCGTTTTCTATGATTTTGGAATGCCAACCACAAGACGTTGGTTCGTTAACTAACGAGTTATACATGCCAGATCGTGCTCTTAATTATTTTCAAGCTGCCTTATCTCACAGATTAGCTATGCAGTTTCCAGATGCGGATATTACCCGTATTACTTATTTAGAAAAATTAGCACTTGATGCACGTACTCAATTTGAAGAGGAAGACCGTGATAAGTCTCCTATTTATTTCCAACCTAATATAAGTTACTACACACGATGAGCGGCGCATATGTAATGAACTACGACAACTTGGTTGTAGACGTCCAACGGTATATGGAACGTGATGACCCAGGTTTTATTGCACAAATTCCAAATTTAATTGGTTTGGCTGAATCCGCAATTGCTGCTGAGTTAAAGACTTTGTTGCAATTAACGGTGGTTGAAACAACTCTAGCGCAGAACCAAGTTATTCTGAATAAGCCTGCCCGTTGGAGAAAAACAGTTTCAATGAAGGTTAACGGCGCTCCAATTGTATTAAGATCACAAGACTACATTGCTATGTACCAGTCTGAATCAAACCCTGGCACTCCTTTGTACTACGGTGAGTATGATTACAATAACTGGGCTATTGCCCCAGCTCCAGATCAAGATTCAAACGTAGAAATTATTTACTACAGCGAAATTCAACCGTTAGACACATCAAACCAAACCAATTTATTTACACGTGAGTGTCCACAAGCTATGTTGTTTGGTACTTTGTTACAAGCTCAAGGATACTTAAAAGCTTTAGATAAATTGCCCGTTTGGAAATCATATTACACAGATTCAATTAACGCGCTTAAAAAAGAAGACAATAGCCGCAAGATTGATAGAAATACTTCGGTACAGGAACCTTAATATATGCCAACATTTACATCACCGTTTACTGGTACCGTTGTTCAACCAACGGACGTATCATATTACGAACTTACATTTGCCACAGAGCAAGACTTATTCTGGCCTGCGGTTGTAAACCCAACGCAAGTTCCAGCAGCCCGTATTATAGATTGCTTTCCAACAGCATCAAATTTACATGTTAACTTACCACAAGGCGATCAAGGTTCTGTTGGTTCAGACATTTTATTTAGAAACTTTGGCGCAGTAGCATTTAGTATCGTAGATTTTTCCGGAGCTTTGTCTGTTAATATTTCTCCTGGTGAGTCTAAGTATTTTTACCTGTCAGATAACTCTACAGTAAGCGGTGTCTGGCAAAACGTAACATTTGGCGCAGGAACATCCGCCGCAGATGCTGCAACATTGCAGGGCGCTGGTTTAACCACAATTTCTGGAAAATTAGCAGTAACTGGTAACATTGTGCAAGTATCATCACCCCCGGCTTTATTAGATTCAAGCCGCGCAGCTACCTTTGTCTGGACTGGTGGTAACGGCACTTTTACTTTGCCTACAGCTATATCTTTAACCGGAGGTTGGTTTATAGGGTTTAGAAACGGCGGAACTGGAACTTTAACTCTTGCGGGTCAAGGTTCTTCATTAATTAACGGATCTGCTAATATTGGTGTTAACCCAGGTGATTCTGGTTATTTAATATTCCAACAATCTACTGGCAACTTTTTTACTGTTGGATTAAGCGTTCCTTCCAATGTTACTTTTACTTCTTCCACATACGACGTTGACGCAATTGCAGGAACCACATTAAGTCTTGTATCATACGCACCAATTATTCAAACGTATGTTGGTTTATCAGCTACTCGCGCGGTAGATTTAGATGTTACTCTTCCGGCTATTACCCAGCTTTATGTATTACTAAACAACACCGGAACCAACGCATACAATGTTACATTCCAGGTATCTGGTAGTTCTCAACCACCTATACCTGTGGCAGACGGTCAAAGTGCCTTAGTACTTAGTGACGGCAATTTTTTGTATGTTCTAACACAAACAACTGCCGGTATTTATTTAGCAAACAATGGATCTGTTTCAGCGCCATCTTTTTCTTTTCTTTCAGACACCACAACTGGTATGTATTTAGTTGGAACCAGTATACTAGGTTTGACAGCAAACTCAACTCAAATGTTAGACCTAGATGCTTCTAACTTATTAGATTTACAAGTATCTACACCTGCAACATTTAACGCAGGGCTAATATCCGGCGGAACATTCTAAATGGCAGAAAACGCAGTACCTGAACAGTATAATTTAGTTTATACGCTCGGTGTGCAACCGGGCATTAAACGAGACGGCACTGTATTTGAAACACGTGAATATAGTGATGGCGAATGGTGCCGTTTTCAGCGTGGTGTGCCTAAAAAAATGGGCGGTTACAGGGAATTGTTTAGCACATTTAACGGCATAGCTAGGGGCATTATCGCTAGTCCTTATAATGGTGTTAACTACATTTTTACTGGTAATTCGTCAGGCATTGATGTATTTACAACTGGTACTACATATGGTATTGGTAGCGGCCCGTTTAGTGCTACTATTGAACAGGGATATTCTGAGTTTGCAATTAACACCGTTGTTGGAGCTACGTTTAAAGTTGCAACAGATTTAACAACGGTATTTACGGCTGGAACTAAAGTAATATTTAGTCAAACAACCCCCGTTGAATATGAAGTTTTAAGTTCTTCGTATACTGCCCCTGATACTACAGTAACGCTCACTAGTGCAATTGCCGGTACTCCAACAGATGTTTGGTTATATGATTATAATTTTGTTCCAGATTTAAGACATTTATGGCAGTTTGATATTCAATATTCTCCCCTTGGAGGAAATTTACAAGTTTTAGCTCATCCAGGGTTAAATTTAACAAACATTGACAACGGTGTGCCAAGTCAAGTATTACTTGGTAATGTTTTACCTAGCTCTTCTGGATCATGGACATTTACTGGATTAGCTGATACCGGAGGTCAAAATCCAACGTATCAAGCAATTGCTGTTGATGGTGGTGTCTGTGTGCTTTATCCATATGTTTTTGTCTACGGTTCAAACGGATTTATTTCTAATAACCATGTATCTAGTGCTTACGACCAGCAAACAATCACCGACTGGAACGGAGCGACAGCCAACCAAGTTAACATGTCTGCTTCTAAGATTGTTAAAGGCGTTCCTGTACGGGGTGGTACTAATTCCCCGTCAGGCATTTTCTGGGCGCTTGATTCATTAATTCGAGTATCTTTTACAGGTGCGTCGCCTTTATACTGGCGCTATGACATTATTTCTAACCAAATCTCAATCATGTCTTCATCTTCTGTTGTTGACATGGATGGAACGTCTTTCTGGATGGGTGTTGACCGATTCTATCAATACAACGGTCAAGTTGCTGTTTTGCCAAACGATAAAAATATTAACTGGCTATTTGACAACATCAACTTTGAACAACGCCAAAAAGTATGGGCAACTAAAGTACCACGGTACAATGAGATTTGGTTCTTTTATCCTCGCGGCACGGCCACAGAGTGCACAGATGCAATTATCTACAACGTAAAAGACAAAATTTGGTATGACGCAGGATCTGCTGCTGGAGCCCAAAGATCTTGCGGGTACACCACTGAAGTATTTCCAACTCCAATTTGGTGTGACTGGAACTTTGAAGTGTCCTACGGTGCTCCATTAATTGTCATCACCAATCCGGCTAGTCAGCCAGCTCCAACAAATTTTCAATTTTATGTAAACGGCGATCTAACTCCAACTTTTAGTCCAGGAAGTTACATTTCGTTTTCAAATATTTTGCAAGATACTAAATACAAAGTGGCAACTAGTGACTTTATATTTACCAGTGCAGTAACTGCAACAAACCCATTGGGTGTAACTTTAGTTACACTAACCACTGAATTATCTCCCGTTCCTGCTGCTGGCGAACAAGTATATAACGCTATTGGTGGTTTTTCTTTATGGCAACATGAGTTTGGATTAAACAAAGTATCATTTTTAGCAGAGACATCTATATTGTCTAGCTTTACAACTTGTGACATTAGTTGGGTTGGGGGCACACCATCACAAGACACCGCATCTGGTGTTAACCGCCGCATGCACTTGCGTCGTATAGAACCTGATTTTGTTCAAGGTGGCAATATGACGCTTACCATATTAGGTCGTAAATTTGCTAGTGGTGAAACAGAAACGTCAGGTCCCTTTTATTTTGATCCAGAAACTGGCAAGATTGACATGCGAGTTGAGCACAGGGAAATTCGCTTAAAGTTTTCTTCTGATGATATTGACGGAAACTATGAAATGGGTCGTTTACTGATTACTTCAGAATACGGCGACGAAAGACCGTAATGGCTTTTGAACAGTTTTTTCCATTTGGCTCAAACATGCCCTGGGAGGATTGGAATGGCAACCTCATCATGTTCTATGGTGAGGAGCCGTTGGCCTACAACACCGAAGAAAACTGGCGAGATACGGCCAGAGGGGTAGCTCAACTTACTACCTTTCAAGTATACCCGGTCCCAAATCCAGATACGTTTGAAAACTGGCAAGATTGGGCCGAAGAATTTACCATGATTATTAACGGCCCAAGCAAGTAAAAAGGGCGCTAAACCTTTAATTTTTGCATTAGTATATGTAGGATTACTTATTATTTATAAGGACGCAGTATGACTCAAATGGTTGACAGCCGACAAAAAGAACTGGGCACGGACATAATCGTAGAGATTGCGGCTAAAAATACTCGTTCGCCTTATCCGTTCAAAAAAGTATTTTTGCTATTTGTATCTGAATTAGGCATGCCTAATGCCAGATTATACAAATTTGGAAACACCGTTTTTGTGGTACATCCCTCAGAAGAAAACCCAAGTTTTGGTGTGTTTCGTGCACTTAACGCAGACATAGCAGAAAACTATGTAGACAACGGCAAACAGTTTATTGATCAAGCCATTTCCGATGGTTTCACCGGATTACAAACTACATTCTCTGACCCTTCCATTTTAAACATTTTTCAAATGATAGCACGAGAAGAACGTGCTGTTCAAAACCCAAATATGGGCTATCAAGTATATAAAAATAAAGACGGTATGATTCGAGTAAACTTGATGTTAAAAGGTGAAAGGATGAGTGCATAATGGGCGCCGTCGTTGAATTTGTAGCAGATACCTTTGAAGCCGTAGGTGATGCCGTTGGTGCAGTCGCCGAAGTTGTTACTAGTGCTGTTGAGGAAGTTGCTAATGTAGTTGAGGATACAGCTAAAGCTGTTGTAGCAACAGTAGAGGCAATCGCAGAAGATCCAATGAAAGCGTTGCCGATGATTGCTGTTGCTGTTGCGGCTCCATATGTAGCTCCGTATTTATGGGCTGGCGCAACTACAGCAACAGCTGCTGCGGTATTAAATACCGGCATAGCTTTAGCACAAGGTGCTGATCCACTAGATATTGCTAAAAATTTAGCAATGAGCACAGTAACACAGGGTGTTGCAAGTGAGTTAGATCTATCAACAGGTTACAATTTTGCGGACAAAGCTCTTGGAAATGCCGCAAGTGCAGCAATTCAAGGTGGTGACATAGAAAACGCTATTGGTTCTAGCCTTGGAGGTTCTCTTGTTTCAATGGGGACTGGTGCTATAACACGCGAAATTAGAGATTTTGATTACAAAAACTTTTTTGATGATGCCATTAATAACAGTGAAATGTCTGATAAAGATGCAACTCTTTTAGCTCAAGGTCGCATTTTTGAAGACGGTGTTAACTCCGGTATTTCCGCAGACAAAGCTGCTGAAATTGCTGAAAACTTTGATCCAAATGCAGAAGAATATGTAGCATATAAAAATGCTCCGGCGTCCAAAGAAGAAATTTTAAACGCTGAAATTTTTAAAGACGCTATTGAACATGGCTTTAGTCAAGAAGAAGCTGCAGCAATAGCAAAAGGCGCTATTGAAGGTCAAAACCCAACAGTATCAAACCCAGTAGCTGGCTCCAGCGTAACGGTTGAGGGTTATGATAGTGATGTACCAGAAACCACAAGCCCAATTACTTACGCATCTGTATCTAAAGAAGACTTAGATAAAGAACTAGGTGACGGAGAAATTGATCAAGAAACATATGACGATTTAATTAAATATGCTTCTGACATAACAGAATCAGAACAAGAATATGTTGATCCGTTTGAAGAAAGCCCTATTGACGCAACAAAACCAGAAGAAAGAGATTTTGATGCTCCTGTAGAGGAAAGCCCTATTGACGCAACAAAACCAGTTCCTTATGGCGCGTTAAATGCGACAACAAACGAAGACGGCAATACAGTATACACATA